TATGGGAACATTCCAGTCAGCTGGTAATATGATGCAATCCATCATTGGAGGATTCGCTAGCAATCTGAATAAAGGTGATAATGATTTATCCGGTAACGCAGTCGTGCAACTCCTAAGTGCTGGTAATGCTACTGCAATGCCTGAACTTGTAGGTTATTTGCAGGGACTAACACAATGCGCAAATATCATGGTAGACCTGATTCCAAAATATTTGTTGAATAAGCGCATGATTCCTATTGTTTCATTAAACGGTGACAAAGAATTTAGAAAGATTAATCAAGAGGGGACGCCATACTTAGATTATGAGCCAGGTTCAATAAAAGTAAATATTACAGCTGGCGTTAACTTTCAGATTCAGAAAAATGAAGCGCTTAGACAAATCACTGCGCTTATGCAAGCAAGTCCAGAATTTGCGGCATTTATGAATGATGACGAAACATTGCCTATCTTAGTAGACAACTTAACTGTATATGGCTCAGATAGATTGAAGGAAGCTGTTCCTAAATGGATTGAAAAGAAAGCCAAAATGCAACAAGAACAACAACAACAGGCACAACAAGCAATGATGAGTAACCCGCAGATGCTAAGGGCGCAAGCTGAAATGCAAAAAATTCAAATGCAAGGACAACAAAACCAAATCGATAATCAATTAGAAATCGCAAAGATGTCTATTGAAAAAGAACTTGCTGACGCCAAAATATTAGAAAGTGAGGCAAAAGTATCTCAAGCTCAAATAGATAGCTCAGTGAGGCTTGAAGAAGCTCAGACTAGCATAGAAACACATGCGCTAGATTCCGCTGCAAAGCTCGCTGAGATTCAATCTAGAGAACATGATAATTCTATTAAGCATCATGCGAACCACAGAGAAAACATTAAATTAGCTCATGAGCTGCACAAAGCAAATGAAGATAATGGAGAAGAAAATGAGCAAGCCTAAATATAAGATATCTATTAATGATTTAGAAACAAAGCATAATGTTGCAAAGCTAGAAAGAGACGGCTTTACCCGTCACGATATTATTGCTAGTGTTTATAAGCATGCAGGTGATGCAAGCGATCGCGAGCGTAAGGAAATGGTAAGCAAATTGTTTGATAGGAGAGAGAAGTAATGGTAAAACTAACAACTAAAGCTAGAGACAAAATTCCTAAGAAAGAATTTGGGTTGCCGGGTGAAAAGAAATATCCGATGCCTAACCGCGCTCACGCTGGGAACGCTAAAGCTCGCGCGTCCGAAGAAGAAAAGAAGGGTAAACTTTCCCCGTCCAGCAAAGCTAAGATTGATGCAAAGGCTGATAAGATTCTTAAAAAGAAAAAATAACCCGGAGAAACACAATGGCTAAAGATATGAAAAAAGAAGCTAAGAAAGAAATGAAACATATGGATGCAAAAGAAGATAAGAAGCTTATTAAGAAAGAAGTAAAGAAATCTTGCATGAAGAAAAAATGATTATTCAACTTAATCCCCCTATTCCGTTAACTACGCCGAAAGGTAGCGCATGGGCGCATGCATTAATAGATTATGGGGTTGAGTCTCATTTGTATTGGGTTTGTTTTATAGACTCAAGCGGTGAATGCCGGACCTTTTCTAACCCTGAAATAAGAGCGCAAAAGAACATAACTATAGGTAGAACGTTGGAGAAGAATGATGCCATTAAAAAAGGGTGCTAAGCCTGGAACCCCTGGGTTTAAAAAGAATATAGAAGTTGAAGTCAAGGCAGGCAAGCCGGTCAAACAAGCGGTAGCGATTGCATTTAGTGAATCAGGTGAAGGTAAGAAGAAAAAAGGTAAGAAATGACGGTATTATATTATTTAGAAAAAAATGATTGTGATGGCTTGAGAAAGGTTTTGTCATATAAGTTCACTTCATGGTCTGAGGGCATAATAAATTCAAAACAAAAATTTACTAATGCTCAAGAGTTATTTGATTACCTATGCCTTGATATTTTAACTGATCTTTATTATTCATTATCTAGAAATCCTGAAATACAAGACAAGGTTTTTTGTAATTTGAAAAAGACTATGCAAGGTATTGAGATGGCCAGAAAAGAAAAGGATAATCTATGATAGAGGATATTACATTTATACTTCATCCTGAAGCTTCCAGCGAATCAGGTATAGCTATCAGTGTTCAATCAGTGGACAATGATTGTTATGCGACTGGAGGGATTACTAACACAGAGCTAATGAAAGGTGGGGCTAAAGAAGTACTTTCTAAACTTGCCTTTATGGCTGCTGATTTAGAAAAGAAGATAAAAACAAAAAAGGCTATGTAATGGAGACTAAAGACGCGATTAAAAATGAAATAGCAGATTATCTAGAAAAGCTTTCAAAGAAAATTCGTGAGGATGATATAGTTTTCGCTGATTTTTATTTAGATAATCTCATTAATGAAATAATGCATAAAATATACAATGAAATATACGATTTTCCTTTTCCATTTTATGAAATGCGTGACATAGCATGCGTTATGTTTTTAATGCATCTTAGAGAAAACGCACTACATTTATTGCGAATGAATTCATAAAAAATTTTCACAATTTAATATTGCATTATACTTAATTAACAATACCTTGACTCTTTCATAGTGCTAGTTAATAATTGACTCATTACGTTGCTGGCACGAAAAAACCAGTCGGGTCGCTGCACGACACGCAGTGTATCACGGTGACGCCGCTTAAATAGTCAGAGTAGGATTTAATATGACAGATGAGAATTTTGAGGCTGTAAAACAGGAAGAAGTACCTGCTGAGCAATCGCAAGATGTAAGCGTTACCGAAGATAACTTACAGAAACCCGTATTTAATCAAATACAGATGACTGATGCTATTAAACGAGAACGCGAGAAAGCTTACGAGCGCGGAAAGAGGGAAGCACTTATGGTTTTAGAACAGCAACAGCAAGCTCAAGCACCAGCGGAGCCACAAGCGGCACAGCAACCATCTAGTATAGGTGGGATGCAACAATTATCGCCCGATCAAATTAGGCAAATGATTGCAGAGCAAGCGCCACAAGCGTTACAAGACCATGTAGAGCAACTTAAAAACCATCATATGGTTGAATCTTTCGTTAGTAAAATGCATGCGGCAGAATCACGATATCCTGGATTAGAAGCCAAGTTGAATAAACTTGATTACGGCACAGGCACATTAGCGCCATTGGTTAAGATGGCCAATGACATGGAAAATACTGGTGATGTTATGCATGAGTTAGTAAGTAATCCTATGAAGATGGGTAACTTAATGGCTTTAATGAGAGATCAACCGTATTTAGCGCAACAAGCAATGGCCGATTTAAGTAATTCAATTAAACAAAATATGCAAGCCAAGGCTGAAGAAGCTCAGGCCCGAGATCCCATGAGTCAAATTAAATCTACATCAACCGGAATGGATAGCGGTGGTATGTCGATTGCTGACTTTAGAAAGATGTTTAAAGCCTAATATCGATGTAGTAGCCGTTATCCAAAGTGAAAATGTTAATTACTTTGGGGATTACAAATGGCTACTACACCAGTCAATATTTTACAAACCGTACAAACATATCAAAAAGCTGAGCTTGCTTGGTTATTGAATAGTTTCGTAGGTATTAATTTATCTAATAAGAAATTTAAAAACTTTAATGATTTAGTTGCTAACTTAGGCGACACTGTAACATTCGATACAACTCCACGATACATTAGTTTCCCTGGTCTTGTGATTACTGAACAACCTTCAGTTCAGCGTGTTCAGTCATTAACTTGTTCTCAGGCTGCTAACGTTTCAGCTGCTTACACTGACCAACAATTCATATTCAACGTTCGAGATTACATGGAACGCTTTGGTATGGCTGCTATGAAAGAGCTTGGTACATTAATTGAATCTGACATTTTAGAAAACTTTGTGTCAGGCGTTGTGGTTAACGATCCGCAAAATGCTAACTTCCAGTCATTACAGGTAAATAGCGGACCATTCCGCTTTTACGGTGACGGTGTTACGCCAATTAATAGCTATACTCAATTAGCACAATCAGTTGCTAATTTTGAAGACTTTGGCGCGGCCACTCATAAAATGTGTGGTATTTTACCGGTTGCCAACATTCCTGCGATTATCGGTACTGGTTTAAATCAGTTTGCCTTGAATCGAAACAATGAAGATGCTATGTCTTGGGAATTAGGAAGATTTTCTAATACTGAATGGTATGAATCAAACTTACTACCAACACACGTTTCTGGAACCATTGGTAATGCAGCTCCACCAAATAATATAATGACAGTGGTATCTACTAACGACCCCACAGGCGTAAATATTACCCAGATTACTTTCACTGAGCCAACAAGTGGTACAGATGCCAATGCTATTAAAGCAGGGGATTTATTCCAATTCAATGATGGTGTAAGTGGTCATCCTAACATGAGATTCTTGACTTTCATTGGTCATAAAGTATCTCAGCAACCCGTTCAGTTCAGAGCAATTGCAAATGCTGCAACTGTAGGTGGAACGGTTACTGTTAGCGTACAAACAATCAATGGGGTTGGTTTAGTTTCTGCTCAAAACCAAAATCAAAATATTAACAATGCTATTGTAGCTGGAATGACTGTTACACCTCTTCCTTCACATAGAGCAGGTATTTTGATGTCTGGCGATCAATTCTACATGGCTATGCCTACATTACCTGATGAATCTCCTTTCACTACTGTTAACATGAAAGATCCCGATTCAGGCGCAAGCATTCGTCATTATTTCGGTTCTCAATTTGGATTAAACAACCGTGCGTATGTTCGTGATGCGATATGGGGTTCAACGTTGGTTGCTGAAAATAGCTTACGGTATGCTTTCCCATTGTAATTTTCATGATCGGGGCGAAAGCCCCTTAATTAATTAAGGAATAAATCATGGTAGCAATATACAAACAATATGGCCAAGTACCTTTTCAGTACGTAAATGGCTTCAAAATATCCAATGACGCGACAACCCCTAACAGTATTGTTAACATTTCAGCTGGTAGTGCACTTGATTCTACAGGTACTTTTCAGGTTGTTACGACAACATCCCTTGCTGTAAGTAATTTAATTTCTGGCTTAGGTGGTTTAGATACCGGTACTGTAGCAGCAAGTAAGCTTTATGCGCTTCATGTCGTATTCGACCCCGTAACATTACAACCAACAGGCGGTATGTTATCTTTGTCAGCAACTGCGCCCGTATTACCTTTCGGCTATAATTCTTTTTCTTTAGTTGGATATGTAGCAACAGACTCTAGCTCACATTTCCTTTTAGGGTATTGGAATAATAATAATTCTGGCACGCGCACATTCTTTTATGATTCTCCTCAGGCTACGGCTGTTACAGCTGGCGCAGCAACAAGTTATACGGCAGTTGATTTATCAGCGTTAGTTCCGTTAGTTGACGGGATACCGGTTTGGATAGCTTCATCTTTTACACCAGGAGCTGCTAGCCGAACATTTAATCTACAACCAGTTGGCGGTACTGGAAACGCAATTACAGTTACAGGTCAAGTAACTGCAGTAGTTGTAACTAGCAATTCTCTTGTAATGGCTAAGATTGCAACGGCTAAACCTGAAATCTCTTACAAGGTATCTAATGCTGGGGATGCTGTAGCTATTAACGTTGCAGGCTACGAGTTCAATCTATAATAAGGATAAGTCATGGCATATACTGCGTTACAGTTGATTACGAGATCGTATTATCTGGCACAATTAGTAAGTCGTGACTTACAGACTCCTACAGGCGATCAAATATCTGATGGCCTGTATTTACTAAATGCTATATTAGATTTTAAAGGCACAGATTTACGTTTAATACCTTATTTTACGAATTTCACGCTGCCTACTGTTCAGGGGCAAGAACTCTATGTAATTCCAAATCTATTATTAATCGATACGATTACATTTAATATAGGGCCTGTTCGTTATTCAATGAATGAGATGACTCGTTACGAATATTTTGGCACCCCACGTGTAGATAATATTCAAAGTTTGCCTTATGGATATAGATATGAGCGTCAATTAGATGGCGGTAATTTATATTTATACTTTCTTCCTCAAGATGTGTACCAAGTAAAGATATGGGGGAAATTTGCCTTAACTGAAGTTGGTTTGCAGACAGATTTATCGACTTTATATGACTTTTATTACATTGAATATTTGCGTTATGAATTAGCTAATTATTTATGTGGTGAGTACGGGGATACATTCCCTGAGGCGTCACAAAAGAAATTAGATGAGATTAGAAAGAAACTAATGGATGTTAGCCCTAAAGATTTAGCAATTAGAAAGAGATCTTATTTTACGGGCTCCCCTTCCTTCGGATGGCAAGAAGTGAATTTATTTAAAGGCTGGTGGCCTGGGTAAATTTCATTATTAGCCAATCTAAATTATACTCCGGTTTCAAATCTAACTGGAGATAATATGAAGGTAGTAACTTGTAGGGTGCATGGTGATCTAATAGAAAGTCAGGCTATAAAATGCATGGATAAACACAATGCATATGGGGTTAAATGGAAATGTACTCAATGCTGGTTTGAAAAGAAAAAGAAAAATTTGGAAAAACATATTGCAAGTGGATTTAAAAAACCTGAAGTTATAAAGGGTATATGTAAGAAACATGGGGAATTAGATGAGACAACTGGATTTATATGTGTTGATAAATCCTTAAGCATTGGATATAGAATTAGGTGCAAGAAATGCAATCATAATATCCAGGCTAACAGTTATTTAATTAATAAAGACAGAGAAATAAAAAGAGCTTCTGAATGGAAAAAAAATAATAGGGACAAAATAAACGAAGCAACTAGAAAAGATAGAAAAGAGAATCCTGAAAAATATAAAAAATGGGAAAATGATTTTTATAATAGAAACAGAGAAGAACTAAGTTTAAAGATGTCTCTAAAAGAACGAAAAATAGATAAAGATTTTTATGATAAAATGGTAATAGAGCAAGATAATAAATGTGCTATTTGTGGAATGGAAGAAACAAGAAAGGCTAGAAATGGTGAAGTAAAAACACGATTGTGCATCGATCATGATCATGATACAAATAAAGTTAGAGCTTTATTATGCCATGATTGCAACACAGGAATAGGAAAATTCAAAGATGTTCCTGAACTTGTTTTAAAAGCAGCCGATTATTTAATATTTCATAAAGGCTGGACGGTTTAATAAAAGGATCATAAATGCCAGCACCTAATCTACAACAACAAATAACCGAAGTCCCTTTAGAAATAGCGGGGGGTAATAAATTTGGTCGCTATAACAAGATATCAGACGCCCAAACTTATAATATGCTTGTCAGCGATGGTTGGCTTGTAGATTATGCTGGTTATAAAAACATTGTAGAGAATCTTAGCTTGCCAGACTTACCTGGGCGTGCAATTTATTTTAGTTCGCCTGGTAATCTATTGATTTGCGTTTGGGGAAGTGAAGTTTTTAAAATCAATCAAAATTCTATAACCAAAGTGTTTTCGGCAACATTTATTGGAAATTTAGTTACAAACTCAGGCGATGTATTTGTGGCAGAAAACAATAACGGTCAAATAGCCATAACGGATTTGTCTCAAATTTATGTTTATAATTTCCTAGATAGTACATTCAATACTTCAGCACTTCCTGGCGGTACAATCACAACACCTTTTACCAATCCAGGAAGTCCGGGTTATATTTCATTTCAGGCAGGATTATTAATTGTAGCTGATGTTAATACAAATGCCTGGTATTTATCTGGTTATAATGATGCACTTACTTGGACTGCCGATCCAAATTCAGTTGGTTCGTTCCAAATAAAACCAGATAGAGTTCAAGCTTGCGTTCCATTACCAGGAGCGGGTAACGTATTGATGGTCATGGGTCACAATGGCGTAGAACAATGGCAGTTCACGGCGGCTGTATTATTCCCGTATCAGCGAGCAAGTACATTTAATATTGACTATGGTTGTCTTAATGCATCCTCTATTGCTTCGTTAGACAATTACATTGTTTGGTTGTCAGCCAATGAGCAATCAGGTGCGACCCTTATGGTATTTCAGGGTGGTCATGCTGAATCTATTACCACTGATGGAATGGATTTCAAACTATCCGACTTAACAAATCCTTCCAACTGTACAGGATTCCTGTTTAGACAAGACGGTCATTTGATTTATCAATTTACTTTTCCTGATGATAATTTGAGTTATATCTACGATTTCGAAACTAAATTATTCTTCACTGTTACAGATGAGAACCAAAATTATCATATTGCTAGAAACGTAGTATTCTTTAACAATGAATATTATTTCGTCAGCCTTAAGGGTGGTTTCCTGTATCAGTTTGGAACTCAATATTCAAGCTTACAGTATGCAGGCGATAATATTCAGCAAATGCCACGTATTAGGATAACCCCCCCATTTCGTTTGCCCACGCAGCGTTATTTTATTGTTAAGAGCTTGGGCTTCACTATTGAGCAGGGATTGCCAAATATAATAACAACTACTATTTCTCCTTTATTGCAATTTATATTTTTATCGGCTAATGATGGCACATTAATTACTACTAATGACGGCAA